CACCACGACCAAATCGTGTGGGTCCACTTTGACGAAACAGCTTGTTGACAATGCGTAACATCTACACCCAAGCCCAGCAGCGCGCGCAACTCGCAAGACTTGAAAGGGTTAAGCGAGACGAACAAATCGTCGAAGCATTCCTTACTTGTGGCAGCATCTACAACACCGGGAAGTTCTTCAACTTCACCCACTCGCGAGAAGTAATCCGTAAGGCCATCACCAAGGCCGGTGTCTACGACAAGTGTAAGCGAGATAATGCACTGATTGCTAAGTTCAAGGCCAGCCCGCAAAAGTTAAAATGGGCAGACCGCACATATTCAAAGACTCACGGCTCGGAATTGCAGATGCAAACAGAAGCCGAACAGATGCTTAAAGACTCTGCTATCCAATATCAAAGTCACATCCAGCGCGAGCTGCAGGTTCCTGGCTGTCAGATGCGGGCAGACTTGGCCGGATACAACTGGGCAATCGAGACTAAGAAAGAATGCTCGTCGCAAGGTATGCTTACCGCCCTAGCTCAGTGCCTTGTCTATCGTAAGCACCTAAACAAGCGCTTCGTCTGCGTCCTGCTGCCGGACGACATCGAGCCCGCAGCCTTCTATGTTACCGAGTGCCTGTCCTACGGCATCCCAGTCATCAAGATGTCCCAACTAGTCTGGTGGGTTAACACCGTTCAGAACGATGCCCAGCCAAACTGAAATCGCCGAGGCCCTTGGCCTCACTCGACAGCGCGTCTCCATCCTGGTCAAGAAGGGTATGCCCATCGACTCGGTCGAGGCCGCCACCGCTTGGAGGCAATCTCAAGAAGATGCCCGAGTGCGTTTGGCTCCAACCCCGCCCGATCAGCTCGACGACGGCTCCCTGTCTTCGACCATCGAAGAGCACCGGGCCTTAGTGGGTCGGGCCCGCGGAGTCTGGCAGGCGGCCATGGAACAAGGGGACACCAACCAGGGCAAATATCAGTCAGCCTATAACGCCAGCCTCCGCTCGCTTGTGCAGCTCGAGGCCGAACAGGAAAGACGCGTCATCCTCACCCGAGACTTCATCTCCGCCAAGGAAGCGACCGAGGCCATGCGCGACATGACTGCGAGCATCGTCAACCGCCTCGACAAACTCGCCCTCGACGTGGCAGAAGGATGTAACCCCGAGAACCCTGCGAAGGCGGTGAAAGTTCTCGAGGCTTGGGTGCGCCGCGTGAAGGCCGACCTGTCCACCGATGAATAAGGCCGACTTGCTCCGCATCGGTCGGGACGTGTTGCGTCCGTCAGATTCGGGCGACGTCGTGGAGTGGCTGGAGTCGAACGTCCACGCCATCCCCGACTCACCGATGCCCGGTCCTTTCCGCTCCGACCGCACGCCTTGGGTCGCCGAGGCCCTACGCATCGCCGCCGATCCCGAGACCAAACTCCTGACCGTCCTTGCCAGCATCCAATCGGGCAAGTCCCTCTTCGCCCGCCTGCTCACCTGTCACATCATCGCCAACGCTCCCGGGCCGACGATGGTGCTTCAGGCCACGGACCCAGAGGCCAAGGACTTCGCCCTACGCTACCTCCGCCCGGTCTGGAACAACTGCCCGCCGGTGAAGGCGCGTCTCTCTGGCGACGACCTCGACCGCTCGACCACTGCGGACTTCGACCGCATGACGCTCTACTGCCGCGGCATCTGGAACGAGGCCAACCTTCAGCGCCTGTCCCTGCGATACACCATCGCCGACGAATGCTGGATGGCACCGCCCGGACACTTGGCCGAACTGAGCGCACGCGTGACGGCGTTCGGCTGGATGGGCAAACGCATCTTCCTATCCCAGGGCGGACGGGCTGGGCAGGAGTTCCATCAGCTGCACGAGACGACGGACCAGCGTGATTGGAACATGAGGTGCCCGAAGTGCGACCACCTTCAGCCGTGGGTCTGGGAGCAGATCAGGTTCCCCGAGGACGCCAAGGCGACCGGCACATGGGACTTGCACAAGGTCAGCGTCGGCACGACCTACGAGTGCGCTGCCTGTCGGACGCATCTGCCCGACACGAACGCTTCCCGCCTCGAGGCCAACGCTCGCGGCACGTTCGTCGCCACGTCCGTCGCCGCAAACTCCGGGCACATCGGCCTGCATTGGAACAGCCTTGCGACGATGAGCTGGGGCGAGCTGGGCGTGCTGATGCTCAAGGCCAAGGAGTCGGTCGACCAATACGGCGACGAGGAACCGCGGCGCATCTTCAAGCAGAAGCGGCTGGCGTTGCCCTGGAGCGAAGAGGGCGGCGAGATGGTGGCGCTGGCGGAGGCCGCCAACTACAAGATGGCCGACCCTTGGGACGCCGAGGCCGCGATCACCCCGAAGGCCCGCGTCGTCGACCAGAAGGACGCCGTGCCGGGGAGCATCCCTTTCCGCACGATGGGGGTCGACGTCCAGCGTGGCCACTTCTGGGTGACTGTTCGCCGCTGGGCTAAGACCGGGCATAGCCGTCTGATGGCCTTCGCCCGCATCGACTCATGGGGCAACGTCGAGGCGTTCGCCAAACAGCACGGCGTCCACCATGCGCTTGTCCTCGTCGACTCAGGCGACAACACCACCGAGGTCTACCGCGAGACAGCCAAGCGGAATTGGAAGACGGCCAAGGGCTCGGGCTCCGACGACTTCGCGGTCACCGACAAGTCCGGCAACACGACCCGCCGCTTCTACTCCGAGAAGCAGTCCATCGTCGTCCCTGGCATCCCTCAGCGCGCGATCCTTATCGTCCACTCGGCGACCGCAGGCAAGGACCTCCTGCATGGCTTGCGGGCTCGCCGCGTCTGGTCCTACGCCCTCGACGCCACGCCTGAGTATGTCGAGCAGCTGAGTGCCGAAGTCCGCGTAAAGGACAAGCGGACGGGCAAGCCCATGTGGATACTTCCCCAGGGTAAGCGCGATAACCATGCTCTCGATACTGAAATCTTAGCGCTCTTGGCCGCCGTGCGATGGGGAATTGCTGGCCGCGAAGTAAGCACCGACAATCAGGACTTGACAACCAATGCAAGTTGATGTTTTGTAAATGCGATGAAACACAAATATACACGCATTACAAAAGAGATAACCGATGCAGTTTTAAAGCATTACTCTGAAAACAAATCCATTCTGAAAGCCTCTAAAGCATTAGGCATCGGAATGGCTACTGCCAACCGAATCCTCAAGCGCAACGGAATCGCCAGGGATGGAAGGTTTAATGCCAACAATAAGAATTGGGCCGGAGGGATTACCAAGACCCGCGACGGCTACATCAAAGTCCGCGATCCGTTGAACGTCATGGCCGACTGTCGTGGCTACGTCTGGGAGCATCGCCTTGTGATGGCAAAGCACATTGGTCGTCCGCTTTTACGCACAGAAGTCGTTCATCACATCGACGACAACAAGGGCAACAATCACATCTCAAACCTGATGCTGTTCTCCAGCCAGTCTGAACACATCGCTCACCATCGCTCCCTGAATGACAAGCGCACAATGTGACTTGCAACCTCTGTGAGCCCGGGCAGACTTTCCTCAAGGGTACGCCGTTTAGTGTCGTGGGAGGAAGAGACTCATGGCGTGGGCTGGGCGGCGTACCCCCTCTCGGGCTTCCATTCTCGGCAAGTTTAAATGGCCTCTGGACTCTTTATCGGACTTACGGAGTGCGAACTCCTAGACATCAAAGCCAAGGCGGTCGCCATGATCACCGAAGGTAAGACCCTGATGTCCTACTCCGACTCCGGCTCGTCCGCGTCCAAGCAGTTCGCCATGCCTCCGAAGGAGATGCTCGCCGAGGCGATGTTCGCCCTAAGCCGCCTCGACCCTTCGACCTACGGCGCTCGTCGCACGATCATCTCGACCGACTGGCAGAACCGTCAGGACTAATTTCCATGGCCATCCGCAAGAAGATTAAGACCGTCAGCCTGCGTCCCAAGCCGGCTACGCCTGCCCCGACCGCCCCGCAGCCGCAGGCTTCCTACGGCGATTGGCAGAGCATCGGCGTGACGCGTGCCCGCCGTGCGGCCTACGGCGCCGAACCGCGTGACCTCCGCCGTGACCTGACGCCCTACGACCGCCTGACGATGGTCCGCAAGTGCCGCTGGGCCGAGCGTAACTCCGGGCTGTTCAAGCAAATCCTTGCGGACATCTGCCTCTACACTGTGGGCGACGGCATCAAGCCGCAGAGCCACGCGTCGACCCCGGAGATGCAGGAACGCTACGAGGCTTACTTCGCCGAGAAGGCCAAGCGCATCGACATCACGAACCGCTTTTCGTTCTACCAGGCT